ATGAGGACAGCAGCAGCAATAGAAGGACCTTCAAGGGTGACACAAAGAGCATCGTAAACACGCCTAAGAAGTACGTTAGGATCATTATCCAAATTATTGACGACCCACTTACGTACTTCAGCGAAGTTCTTCTCTTTAAGATTTTTAATAAGATCAGTAACCTTAACATCGGTAAACTCAGCTAGAATTGCACTGTCAATTTTTCCACTGGTTGAATACCGCTGACACTCATTAAGTACACGACGATAATCTGGAAAGTGTTTATTAATAAGTTCTACAAGAACTTTCGGATCCGATTCAATATTCTCTTTGGAAAGGATGGTTTGGAGTCGTTTGAAGAACTGAGCTGCAAGTTGTTGTTTTTGTTTTCCATTGATACTGAACTCAACAACTGCACATCGGGAGTGGAGAGGTTCAATGATTTTGTTTTTGTAATTGCAGGTGAAGATGAATCTGCAATTGTTATAAAATGTCTCAATATTTGCCCGTAAGAGGAGCTGTACATCGTGGGTGGTGTTATCAGCTTCGTCAATAATGACGACTTTGTGCTTCGCGTCAGATACAGAAAGTGAGACGGTCGAGGCAAAGTTCTTGGCCTGGTTCCGTACCGTGTCAAGAAATCGTCCCTCATCAGATCCGTTAATGACATAATAATCAACTCCTAGTTCTTCACATAAAGCTTTCGCAACAGTGGTTTTTCCACAACCTGGGGGCCCTGCAAGCATCAGGTTTGGAATCTCTTTTTTATTTAGAAACTCTACAAACGTCTTCTTATAAGCATCTGGTAAGATGCAATCTTCAATTTTACGTGGGCGATATTTTTCCACCCACAGAAATTCATTACGAGGCATCAGTATCAAACGTAGGTTGAGTCAGGTTCCAGTGCGATATAATACTTAAGATTAACGTTCTTGTTAGTAAACTCAGCAAGAAGTTTAGAAGAGATAACAACATCATAGGAACCAGGAATGATCTTGATATTCTCAACTTTGAAGTTGAAACAGAACTCATCGTCAGTCACACCAACCTCCTCAACAAAGTCGTGAGAGGTGTCGTTCTTCTTATCGTGCACAACCAATTCAACTTTACCATTACGGCCAACCGCAGATAGATCAGAGACCTGATAGATTGCTGCAGCCTTGAGAAGTGCATCAAGTTGTTGTGTTGCAACAGTGAAACAAACATCACGTGAAGGTAGAGAAATCTCTTTATCAGGTGGTGACACAATCACATTAGGGTCTGCAAAGAAATACTTTGCACGACGAGAACCATCACGGATGGTCAAATAACTTTCACCAAAGTCAAGATCAGGTGCATTATACAGAGAAAGACCACTGAGAAACTGATTGAGATCGTAGATTGCAAACTCCCTCTCAAACTCCTCTTCAATCTCAGCTTCTGCAAGAATGTTCTTCATCACAGAGATCGTCTTCAGTTTGTTACCTTCCTTGATCAGGATTGACTGGTTGATCGTGGAGAAGTTCTTCAGGATGTTGGTGGTACTATTAGAAAGTTTCATAGGTGTCTTTGCGTTCATTGTGAAGACCAGAAAAGTGGTAGAGAAGAATACAATAATGGATGGCTTTCAAAATGTCAAGTTTGGATTTACCGTTCTTTTTACCAAACCGCGACAGGTATTTGATCGCGTTAGATCTGGTAAAAGGTTCGGCGTCACCAATACTCTCAATAAGATCCAAAGTTTGAGTTTGAGACTTCTCCGATGTATAGTGAGAATGGTAGGTGCTAGTCAGATATTGTTCGATTTCTTTGAGTGTTTTGTCCTCTTCATATTTCCAGAACCCATTCGTGTTAGTGAGTTCTATTTTAAAATCATTCATGACGATAGGTTCTTTACAATCATTTGGGATGTCGGGGTACATTGAATTGAGATATTCTAAATCACTGTGACCCCAGGGTTGCACATTACCATCAACTGATCGACTGTAAGGATAAGGGAGGGGTGTCCATTCATACCCCTCCATTGGGAGTTCATTATTCATTTCATAATGCAGAGAACACGTTGTTATTGTACCTCATCAGTGGCGTTGATGTCAACAGTTTCATCCACTTTGTCATACAGATCAAGGAAGGATGATTTAGTCTCTTCATCAAATCGATTGAGACAGACTTGGATTGCTTTGACTTTATCACCAAAGATAGAGTAGGCACGAATGATGTGAACCAGACGACGAGTGGAGATCAACTCTTCGATCCCACCATCGTAGAACGTCTTACGAATGATGTCAGCCCAATCAACAAGTCGTTGGCAGAACTCACGATCCTCAACACCAAGATCCAGAGAGACCCCTTCAAGGATTTTCTGTTCGATCTTAGGAGAAGGATATTCCTGTTCAAGAGTGACAGGGAATCGTTCCAGAAACGCTTCGTTCAGGACATTAGTTCCAATAAAACGGCCATCATCAGAACCCTTACCTTTGGTGTTAGCAGTTGCGATGATGTTGAATCCAGACGCAGGTTTCACCCAACGACCAATTTTCTTCAGGAATACACCCTTACCTTCAAGAATGGACTGAAGACACAAGATTTTGTTCGATGCAAGATCAATCTCATCCAGAAGAAGGACGGCGCCGCGTTCCAGAGCTTCAATCACGGGGCCGTTGTGCCACACAGTCTCACCATTGATCAGTCGGAAACCACCGATCAGATCATCCTCATCAGTTTCAATGGTGATGTTAACACGAATCAGTTCACGCTTAAGTTGAGCACACGCTTGCTCCACGGAGAACGTTTTACCATTACCCGAAAGACCCGTGATGAACGCAGGATAAAAAAGACGGGACTGAACAATCTTTTTAATATCGTTAAAGTTACCAAACTTGACGAAGGAATCATCTTTCTCAGGAATGAGGTTCTGTTCTACAGGAGGCACAACTGCAGGAGCCGTCACAACTTTCTCAAGTTGTTGACGAGCTTCTTGAATGGTCAGATCCCAAGTTCCACGAGACAACTTGTACTGATCCAATTTACGGGTAACGGTAGGATAAGAGATACCGTGTGCAGCACAGTATCCACGAACATCACCCGAAGTGATTTTGTCACCGTAAGCATCACGAAGAGCATCAACGATATTGATAGCGGACATTGGTTTGAAACCTCATTGGTATGTAAGTAATATACTCTGGAATCAGACGGTTTGAAGGGGGCAGTGGACAGTTATTTGACTGTCTACCTGCAATCTAGTAATTAGGTCTAACGTTCTCTTATGAGGTCTTTGTTTCCAACCATACCAAGATGTAACTTTACCCTTATCGTATGGTGGTTCTTTATCGATTGAATAATATTGATCAGCTGTCATATCAACGATGAATCCATTTTCTCTATCTCTTAGCCACCAATGATCCTCCCCTCTCCAATCACGACCTCGCATAGGGTCCAGAGTATCAGTGTCTAAAAGATAGTACATTGCTTGTGTTGTATGGTAACAATGCCCATACATCGGATTCGTTTCGTTTTCCAGTCGATACTTCTTTGTTAAAAGATCTGGTGTGAGAACTTGTCGAAGTCTTCTAGAACACTCAAGAATAGTTGCAATGTTGTAAGGAATCTTTTGATATTCAAGTGTATACGTTTTTATAATAACCCATTCATTGTTAATTTTGTCATAACAATGTCTATCAAGTTTGGTCATTTTCAAAGTCTATAAGTGCACGTCTTGCTGAATAGGCTTCAAACTCAGATCCAAACTCTGCAAGTTTTTGATACGGATCTCTACGATAGATACCCCACGTGTTTTTATTTACAGTGACTCTTACAAGGTAAGGGTTATCAAGTTTTGTGGGATAACTTTTCATTCAATCCACCAAGGCTTTCTGTCAGGACACTTGAGATAATTGGTTGAAACCCAGGGTTTCGATGCGACGTACATTTTGTAGGCATCAAAAGTATCTATATTTGTATCATACTTATACTCATCGGGCATTGCACGTGCAAACTTATCCGCCATACTGTGACAAGTAATGTCTTTACCAGTCTTGCGATGAAACAGTTGTTTAGCTTCAAAGAGTGTTTTATTGCACGAATGAACTTTACCATATCGATGTGTATATTCTGTAGAGAGTGCAATACCGTGGGTAATCAACCAAGCTGTGTTGAATTGATTTTGTCCAGCCCATTGAGTGCAAGGATGATTACGAAACGCACCCTTCTTAGTATTGTATGGTTCTCCATCAACTTTGTGAATTTGACCCCAGTCATAATACCAAGAAGAAAAAATAATGGAGATCATTTGACAACTCTCCAATGGCATTTTAACAATATGTTTGTCTGGCAAAACTTGCGCCGACAATCGCGGGCACTGATCTGTAGCAAAAATGTTCACGCAACTAACTCCATAAACTGTGA